GGCGACGAGATGAATTAATTGTCTTGTCATAGTCGTAAATCCTTCCAGTCTCTCGATCAAAGATACGACCAAGCAACCCTTGCAAAAATGCAGGGATTCGCTTACTCTTCTTAAATCTTTTGAAGAGATTAGGGTCGACGAAACCCAGATCAAGACTTCTCTCGAAGTCTTTACTGAATTCCGGGAGGGTAATCGTTAAAAACGACATACCCTCGTCTTTGAAACGTGACGCGAAAGTTCTTGCGTCACGATGAGAGAACTCAGCAGCGCACTTGGCACATGCATCTTTATAGATAGCAAGTGCCAACTCCAGGTGGTGATTGCTTATTTGGCTTTTCAATTGACCTTCCTTTATGGAGGGAAACAATTCCAAGCCACATGCAGTCGACGCCCTGAAGGCACAGACTATCCACGTTTTGCACGTGTAGTGCTAGGGTTGGAAGAACCTCTACGAGGTTCTAATTTCACAGGATTTCAAACTCCCTTTTTCTTGGGAGAAGAAGTAGAACCTGATTTAGGTTTAGACTTCTTGCCTTTGGGCTTTGAGTCCGACTCAGTAAGGAGCTCCTGGAGAACTTCTCCAGCGGCTTCTTCAGCTAGTCGCAAGAGTAGTTGTTTCAACTTACTCATTCTGTGTCTCCTTTTCAACATTGGGGTTTTCAACAATGAGCGTCAAAAGAATCCTTGTACCTCCAGAATCGTCAGTGACGATATGGGATACAAAGGAATCTTCAGACAGTGACTCAAGGATTGAAGAAAAGTGCAATGCACATTTCTCTAAAACCTGTGAGTTAATCATGTTAAGACTCCATGTTGTAGAGTTGGCCAACGATAGCATTAGAACTAGCGGAAAGCCACGTCGTAAATCCCGTCCATTGAGCGATGGTCTCGGCGGATGAAAATCCAACCTCTGGCCTATCAATCATAAGGGACGTCAACAGATTATCGTAATCGTTCGTTGAATTCAACGGATCGCTTACGATTTTCTTCTGATTGAAACCACAGACAGAAACGACACGGGGTTTCCCGTTTCGTTTCAATTTTCTGTGACGGATATCGAGTGAAAAAGTTTGGTCACTCATCTGACGAAAGCTATGAAAAGCCTCCGTAAGAACGAGTGGCATCAACTTAGCGTTTCCGCTAACAGTGATAGTCTGATTATCAACTAACATGTGGATTATCTCCTAGAGTGCGAAATAATCGCGGAGGAAATTGTACTTTTCGAAGGTACAACCTCAACTATGCTCCACGAGAGATAAATCCGGAGTTAGATTGACTAATGCCAATCGCCCCCAGGATTGCGGCTTGCCTTAGAGTTAAAGAATTCCAAGGCACGTCAAAACCGTAAGGAGAGGATGCTACGCGGCGAGCTTTGGTCTGGAACTTTCGTTCCCAGATCAAGGTTTGCTGGCCGGATTCGAAGAATGCGTGCGATTGTTTAACAACCGAACGTGTCACCGAACGCATAACGCATAATCCTCGGGACGCGATACCGTCAACGACAAAGTCGTCTAGTCTTTGGATGAATTTTCCAAATCCAGAAAACCAGTCGACGGTCCACGACCACGGCGTAATCTTATAAATCAGAGTCGGGTTGATACGAGCTCCATACAATGTCAAAAGACGTTGTGCGGCTCCCATGTACGATTGTGCACCGGGAGTGTTCATATCAAATTCCGGACGGTAATATGTAAAGTCACCTTCGGCCCAGACTCTCTCTTCGAGAGTCTCATAAAGGTCGAAATAGCCTTTACATGGTATCCCATCAATGACTCTAGTTTCACAGAGGCCCTGAATATTAGACCCAAAGGGCATAATTCCAGGGTAGTATTCTCTGTGAATTAGTTTCACTGATCTGTCTGATTTCAATACAGCCTTCTTCCGTCTCCACGACCCATTATCTCGAGTTATCTCGGAAATGTAGTCATAAGAATTCTGCCAAGCCTTATAAAGGTCAAGCAGATCGGAGATAAACGGACGCCAACCAAATTCAACGTTTAAAAAGCTATCTGAAATCCGAGAAGGATTCATGATAACAGACAGATCACTCTGACCTCCCCCCTGTCTCCAAAGAGACAAGAAGTCGTCAGCAGTGGTCTTAAGTTGTCTGGGAAGGTCTCTTAATTCATAAATGAACTGAGCGACATTCGCTTTAGAAACTTTGGGCTTGAGTTTGTCCCAAGCAAGGCTGTCATATCCGACTATAGTGGGGATGCCAGCATTAGATGGTAAATAGTTCGACAGAGAATCTGACGTCCAATTTCCATCATCTACGAAATCTCCTTGATATTGCCACCAGTTTCCTGGAGCAAAATCACGGGATCTACGTAGAACTCCGCTGACACCCTTACCGCTCGGTATTTCCGCTTTTATTAGCGCAAATGGACCTATAACTTTGTAAGGTGGGCCAGGATTAACCTGATCCCAACATCTTTCAGAGCTAACAGATCCCCCAACACTACCAGTCGAAAACACATCTTGTGTGCTCGACACTTGGTTGTTCGAAAAAGTCTTGAACACACCAAGTTTCGCTCCAGCAGCAACCGTACCTCGTTTATCGAAGTTTGGATTGCGAAATCTGTAGCGAGTGAAGGCACCAGAGTAATTCAGCTTAAGAGCCTTTTTCCGTCTTTTTCGGACGGGGGCTCGGCCGCATGAACAAGCTCCTACGAACACTCCTAAGAATGTTCGATGGTCCCTTAGGCTAGAACGGTCATCAAAAGTATTAGTTGACTGTTCAGTATTGTCAATAACCGGAGTGATAGCTCGAGGACAGGTAATAACCTGCCCGGCATCATTAAGGCCTTGACAATAATCCCGAGGAAGAATAAACTTCCCGGGTCGCCTTCCACGATAATTGTTGGGTTTGAAATATCCTGGGCGGTCGGACATAAGATTAACCTCCTGTAGTTAAGGAGAGCGCATCACTGAGCTCTCGAAG